TTGTAGGTCCAGAAATTGTCCTGGCCCATCCAGTAGGCGACGCCGCCAATCGTTACCGCCGCGTTCGGCGACACCAGACCGCAATCCTTGGCGATCATCGAAGAGGCGTAGATGTAGGTCGCGCCGGTGTACTGGAAGCGATAGACCGCAGCATCCGTCCAGATCAGCGAGACGAAGTCCGCCAGCACCTTACCGCCCACCAGCTTGGTACCCTCGGTTAGCGTCCGGATGTTCGCGGTATTGCTGATCGATGGCGTCCAATCGTTGATCGTACCTTGCGACGGCCACGCCACCTGCATGTTGTCACACAGCGCCATGACGAAGCGCTCCGGCGTGATGAACATCGCGCGCACGTTGGTCGGCAGTCCAGGGTCTGCCGAGATCAGCGTGGCGCGGTGGGACCATGGCAGGGTCAGCGTGGCGTCGAACTTGTAGATCGAGCCGCCATTGTAGGACGCCAACAGCAGCGATCCGAAGTGATCTATAGACCAGATTCTCGGTTCGATCCGGATCGTCGATACCGTGCGCGGGGTGTCCCAGGCATCCAGGCCGTAATAGCCGACCCCGTAGCCATAGCCGTAGGTGCCGAGCTCGACGCCGACCGGGACTTCATAGATGTAATTGACAGTACCGCCTGTATTGCTGACGGTTGATGTCGGAACCTGACCGTTTGCATTGAGGAAGGTATAATTATTGTTGTCGATGATGCTGTTGACTTGCGTGTTCCAGGCCTCGATCAAAACCCCGCCGATCGGGTTCGTTTGATTGTAGATGTAGATGATGTCGCCAACCGAAAGCCCATGCGAGGTATCGGTTATCTGAACAACAAGCGATCCAGCGGTCGTGCTGATTGGGTTGGTAAGCACTCCCGAGTCCCGGAACGGCGTCGCGTCGTAGATATACCCATTGGAGTCAGCGACGTAGAGCTTGATGTAGGTGCCGATGCCCATATAGGGGGCAAACAGATTGTCGCGCCACGCATGCAGCGTGCGTGGCGTGCCCCAGGTGGTGCCAGGATATTGCTGTGTCCAGCCGCCGATCTTCTGCGGCTTGTGCTTGACGAACCGCACGTTGTCGGTGTCGGCCCACCGGCCCTCGATCACCCGCATGCTGTCGCTCTTGACCACACCGGGCGGCGGGGAGATGGCTACTTCCTGTAACTGGGCCATGTCAGAACTTGATGCACATCAGGACGGAGACGCAGGTCGGCCTCGCCTCGCCGCCATCCGCCGATCCGGTAGAGGTGGTGAAGGAATAGGTGTGGGTGTGGTTGGCGCTGATGCCGCTCGTGGTGCCGCTCCAGTTAAAGCCGTGCAGATGGTCGATCGACCGATCCATCGCGCCGGAGGCGTGCTGGTTGTTGTAGTCGATGTAGTTGATACCCGCCGCGGTGACGAAACCGCCCGACGTATAGGCCGTCCTGTTGTACCCCGCATTGACATGCAGATGGTCGAGCGAGCGGTCGGCAGCACCTGACATGGCACCACCCGAATAGGTGTGACTATGATCCGAGCTGACGGTACTGGTCGTGCCGCTGCCGGTGTGGCTGTGAGATAGATTACAACTGCCCTGGTAGATGCCGACGCCGCCGACGGCTCCGGCCGAACGCAGGAAGCGCGAGGCACTCCAGAAGTCCGGCATCGTGAAGTGAGTACCATCCGCCGCGCCCCAGGTGCCGCCGATCTGAGCAAACAGATCCGGATAGTCGGATCGCAGCACCGATTGACCGTAACAGAGCAGTTCGCCTGCGCCCTGGCCCGCCTTACCGGAGATCCGGATCGCGCCGACCTCCTCCATGTCCGTCCGATTGACATTGGTGCCGTCACACCACAACAGTTTGGTGGTGCCCTGCGGGACATGTCGCCAGATGCCCCCACTAACGCCCCTGACATAGACATGGAAGGCACCCCCGGTGTTGTTGGAGAACAGCCACATTTTGTAAATCGACGGCACGACGACATAGAGGTGCTGGGTCAGGGTGCCGTTGATGTACTGGATCATGTCGAGATCCTGCCGCGCTGTGGCAGGTGGCGGCGAGCCGGACAGATCCAGCGTGCCGCCAGCGGTGGTGATTACCCTCATGCCAGCGATACTGCGAGCCGCCAGCTTGACCATGGAGTTATTCTGGATCGTACCCCATGCGTTGTTGTTGTTGCCGGTGCCCTGCAGGATCAGCCCGAGGATGGGATCATAGGTGTCAGCAGCCATTAGGGTGTATCCGTTCCGAATGATGCTCCGCGAAGCGACAGGTCGTCGGTGATAATTGTGGACGAGATCAGCGCGCCGAGCTTGGCAACGTGCTTCTGGTACTTGCCGTCGTCCTCCATAAACTCGGCTGCGGCGGCCTGCGTTGCCACGCGCAGCAGCGTCGGGTAGCGATCGGTGAGGAAGTTGTTCGGATTGCTTGCCGACAGCAGTTGCGGCCTGCGGTAATAGTTGTGCTTGTAGACGCAAGGATCTGTATGCGCGATGTCGAACCAGAAGCCGGTTCCCAAGATCGACCATGTGCTGGGCATGCCATTCACCAGACGATTGCCGGTATAGGTAGCACTGGAGCCGCCGCCGGTCACGGAAGTCACGGCAAGCGGCTCTCCTGCCCTGAAGAGAGTGAAGTTATCCGCGTCGATGGGCTCAATCTGATAGGTCGAATTGATATCGATCACATCGACTGGCGTGCTTCCGGAGATCGTAATCGTTGAGGACTGGGTCAGATCGTGCCCGACCTTATGGACCACTACCCAGGGATTCCCAGCAGATGTTGAGAACGGATCGGTGCCAAACGCACCGCTGACCGCCTCATAGGAACGCAGGTTCTGCAAATCGTTCTGGGGGGTTTGCAAAATCTTCCGACCGTTGGTGACGTCATACAACGGCCCCAGCGGATCGAGATAGCGGTCCGGCAGAGCGACGCCGGAATAACCGACCTTCACGCCGAAGGTCCACTCGGTCCGCATCTCGCGCACGCGCAGCATCTCGTAGATCAGATACTGCGCCTCTTCGAGGATCACGGGCAGATCGAGCTTGGAATAGCCTGCCCAGTTCGCAATCGATCCGCTGGTGCCCTTCGGCGCCAGCATCGATGTGAAGGTCATGGGCATGATCAGTCAGCCAGCAGCTTGCGGTACGCCTTGGTCAGCGCCGCTTCCGTGGTGACGTTCTCCTTGATCAGCAGCTCAATCGCCGCACGCTTGTTCTGCACCCGCACATGGTATCGGCGCGCGATGCAGTTGGAGACCTCCTGCCACAGATACTCCTTGCCAGACGCCCATTCGCTCAGGTTGATGGGCTCCCGCTCCTCCTCCTCGTCCTCGATCTCGTCGAGCTCCTCCTCCTCGTCCTCGTCCTCGTCCTGGTCGCCCGGTGCTTCCTTGAGCAGCTTGAGTGCGCGCTTCAAGAGCCTCTCGGCCTTGGCCTTCAGCTTTGGATTGTTCTGCACTTCCTCCCGCTGCCAAAGCAGATTGCCAGTGGAGCCGAACGGCAGGCCGTCCTGGGTGAAGAAGACATCGGCATGAGGATCACCCACCATGCGTTCGCCATGGACGGTCGCGAAATCCCGCGACCGATCCATCCGGACAATCGGTGGCTTGGCAAGCGCCTTCACCTGCTGAAAGATGGAAGGTTCGGCGACGGTTCCCAGTTGTGGTTCAGCCATGGCTATTACTTGCCTCCGTGCTTGTTGGCGCCACGCTGCGACTGCACGGCACTGGAGCCGGACAGCGAGTGCGACAGATCGGTGCAGGACTTGGCGAGCTCCTTGCCCATCGCGTTGGGAATGTTCACGCCATGGACGTTGTCCATGCAATAGGCGACGTTGATGGTGCCGCCCGGCATGCTCGACGTCTTCAACATCGGGGTCTTGCCGGGCGTACCGCCAGTCTCCATTGCGCCTTCAGTGAACTTCGACATATCAATCCTCGTTCAGGTTGGGGCCGTAGAACTCTTGTTCTGGCGAGCCCGCGATGAAGCGCTCGCCGGTCCTTCGGCTTGCGCGGGACAGCACCGTGTAGCCATCGTACCCAGCGTTCCCGGTTTCCGGCTTCCTCTCGTGGGTCGGATCTCGGGGGTTGAGTGCGCGGGCTTCAAGGGGCTGGTTTGGTCTGTTCGGCGGATGGGACGTGTAGATGCCCGCAATGCCGATAGGCATGTAGCTTCTTGCCATGGAGGTGACCCTCCGGCTGGAGGAGTGGCAGCGGCCGGTTGCCCGGCCGCCGATCGATGTTGTCAGTCGTAAGCGACGTCGACTTCGGTAATGCCGGTACCGGCTGGAGTGCCGCCAGCGCCAGCCACCCGCGTAATGAAGAACGGGGTGTCGGCCGGTATCTTGCTGGTCTCCAGCGAGACGTGACCGGCATAGTCATTCAGCGCGTTCTGAGCCGCGCCGCCCGGATTCGGGTTGCTCTGGCATAGCGCGCGCGCCCGATAGGGCGAGCCTGCTGCCAGATTGCCGAGGATCGCCGTGGTGCCGAGCCGATGGCGGGCATACTCGGTCCTGAGTGTGCCAACGATCGACGCAGCGGCGCCAACATTGATCTCCGGCACCGTGGTGGTGCCAACGCCATCCGCCGTCAGATAGGTGCGCATATCCACCACGCGACCCGACCTACCCTTCGGCCCGAGGATCCTGCGCGATTCGGTGGTCGCGCCGAACGCACTCGAAGGGAAGGTGTAAGTCTCTACTTTAGGGTTGTCATAGCTCATATGGTTTCTCCGTTCTGAGGTTGAAGCGACCGCTGTTAGGCGACCGAATCCCACATCACGACACGCGCATTGAGCGCGTCGGGATGCACGAGGCCAAAACCGCCGAGGTAGTACCAAGCGATACCCTTCGACCGACCGTAGTCGCCGGGGATCTTGGCGCGCACTTCCTCGGGAACGCAGATCGCCTCTGTCACCGTGTCCGCTCCAAGGAAGAACGCCCACGAGGACAGACCGCCATTCCAGATATCCGCGACGCCGCTCCACGG